ACGCCAGAAGTTGCACCTGTAACAACTTCATTAACGCTATAATTTATACCATTACCATTTGTCACATCAAGTTGAATAGTTAGAAGTGCGGTGTGTTCAACACCATCACTCAAAGCACCAGCTGAAACTATAGTTGCAAACTTGAATGGAATAGTTCCATCCTTTACATTATCACCAACTTGGAATAGTGTTGTATTAGTTCCACCTTGAGTTTCTTCGATACCGTATAAAGAATTATAGATACCACCATCTAGACTAATTTGATTAGCAAAATCGGTGCCAGTATTATCTAGGTCAGCAATACCATCACCTGCTGATGTTGGCAAGATATCTTGAAAAGAACTATCCGCCAATAAGGAAGGAGGTTCTGTTAATAAGAAAATGTTAGACCCAGTAGTATTAAGAACAATATGAGGTTGGAATCCAGCTGGTGCACTAGAGGCAACTCCTGCGTCAAACTGTACGATAGCATCTTCAGTAGAAGGAATACCACCGTCAATAAATGCTAATTCATCAACTTCAAAAGTAACTAGAAGTTCTCTAGAAACAGGATTCCAGTCATATACCTTTGCAACTTTGTTATTAGCATTTTCAACTTTACGAATAACTCTATCACCAACACTAAACTTATAAGTTGAAACACCAGATGAATCATTCTGTCCTGCATCAAGAATAACACGTTGATCGTAATTGAAATTTACACCTCTTGTTAAACCACCAAACTTACCTGTAGATTTTGAAGTGTATGTAATAGTTTCATAGTTAAGAATAATCTGACCAGAACCAGGAAATGCGTCTGTAGAATCAACATATATTTCTGTATCATTTGAGGTAACATTTTTAACAAGACCAGTTAAGTAAATGTTTGATGAGTTAAATGCCTGACGTGCTCTAGATTTTCTCTTAAGAGTTACTAGTTTTGTAAAGATGACATTTGGAACTGAAGTATATCCATTGCCAGGATCTATGACATTAATCGCTGTTATAACACCTTGATCAATCGTTGCCTCTGCTTTAGCACCAATACCTCCACCACCTGTGATTAAAATAAATGGAGGTTCTTGATAAAATTCACCTGGATTTGTAACTGCAATAGATGTGACTTTTCCTAAAGTATCAATTTCAGCAGCACCTTGTGCACCCTGTCCACCACCACCTTCAAAGATAAGTGTTGGAGGAGTAGCATAACTTCTACCACCGTCAAGTAATGCTAAACCAGTAACAGTTTGAACAGTAGGAGTTCCAATAGCACCACTTCCTTCACCACCAAGAATTTTTGCTTTTGCAGGTCCAAAGAAATTATCACCTTTCTTTGTCATCTTGATATAAGAAACACTACCACTATCATTAAGAACTACATCACCTTCCGCCTCTGTTGGAAATATAGTTGTAACTGGAGGTGTGGTATCTCCTTCAAATAATGGTGTCCCGTAAAACTTAGGACCGATAGCATATGGATATACAGGATTACCACTACCATCTTCAGTCATGAAGTATGCGTACGTTCCATTAGGATACTCTGGTGTTACAGCAAACTTACCATTAAATTCATCTAGAGTTCCTACAGAAGAATCGTAAATATAATCTTCAACTAAATCTCCTAAGACATATCCATCTTGAACAGTTCTTATACCATGACCAGAACTTGTATACGCAAAAAGATATAACGCTTGAGGTGCGTTTACAGGAACTGTAAATCTTAATTCACGATTTGTTGCCAAGTTAAAACCTGACAAGTATGATTGATAGGTTACCTCGGAACCGTCAATATAATATTTAATTCCATTACCAGAATACAAATTTGCAGTATTCCCAATAATAGCAGGATTCTGCCCATGCCATCCATCGTCTGTAGTTGAGATTAGTAAATGTTGACTGTCATTAGAAGAGTCATCTTGATTAAAGATGTATGTTTTACCTCGGTCTAATTCTATAAAGTTTGGACGAGAACCTCCAAATTGGAACTGTCCGTTTGAAATTGTTACAGCATATGTAACAGTAGATACTGTATTTACCTGAGGACGAGCACCCGCTAATTCAGCAGTGGTTCTAAGTCTATAAGAAGAGGTCTCTCTTGCTACTGCACCACTAGAATTGTATCCCCAAGGTCCGTAAATTGGATAACCATCAAAAGAGACACCAAGAATTTTTGAGTGTCCATCAATATATCTAGACTTATCTATAGTGTTGGGATCATTGCTATCACTTTGATAAAAGTCTCTAGCATAGTAATTGTTAACAGGATTATATGTCTCTGATGATGAATTAATGGTCATGTAACCCTCATCACCTGCATATCCTCCCATATATCTGTGAATAGCACAATGGAAGTATATCCTAGTTGCTTCATCACTATTCATTAAGAATAATGGAGCATATACTGATTCATAATCTGCAGCAGGTGCTTGAGATACACCAGTGCTGTTATAGTATAATGTTCCACCATTTAACGTACCGTCAGGAGTTACACTAAACCTGATAGGATGTCCTGCACCTGCTTGATTAGATGCATCAGACTGATTAAATTTAATTAAATAATTTGCTCTTACTTGAATATTTTCGGGAGCGATATAAAATTGACCAGGTGTGAAAGGACCAAACTTTGCTGCATCAGTTCCAAAATCAATGTAATAAGGATTAATTGAAATTGGATCACCATTGATTCTAAATTCAAATCCATTAGAACCTAATAAAAGATCATTATCTTGGAAGGGGTCACCTGTTAATGCTCTAATATAAACTCTAGTAATATTATTTTGATTATCTCTAACAATCTTAGCAATTTCACCCCTAGCAGTTCCTGCAACCTCGTCTACAATTCTACCAACTTCTATAGAACCAAGTGTTTCATCTACGTTAGATACACCAACAACAAGGTTTCCTGTTTCAACTTTAATATTCCAAGTATAAAGTTGTATATCACCCCAATCAAATACACCATTATCAAGAGCAAATTCATTTATAACTTTACTTGATTGATAATAGTATACAGCATTATCATTTACAGCATCATAAGTATTAGTATTTTTTACATAATCATACTTTACAGTATCAGCAGAAAAGTTTGTAGGAGTTGATGCTGCTGTTCCCCATTCTGGAGTATGAAGTAAGACACCATTTGCCATAACACCAAGTGCCTTATTCTTCTGAAAATCTCTTTGTCCTACATAAGGAACATCTTTTCCACCACGATAGATTATAGTATGATCAAAACTTCTATCAAGAATATCTGTAGAACCACCTGGTTGTCTTTCAGTTAAAAAATGTTGAGTTGGTTTAGGATGATTATCACTAACTAATCTTAGTCTATCAGATGTAAACGTACCTGTAGTAGGAGAGTTAGGATGACTCTGCCATACTTTATTAATATCAAATGATGTAACAACGTTTGGTGTTTCCTGCTCTGGTATAATTTGCAATCTTAAAGGATCATATCCCTTACCTCTTTCTAAAACTCTTACATGAGTAATTCTTCCAGAATCAGCATCAATGATTGGATATAGTAACGCTGCTGTATCAGGAGTTCCACAACCAGTTACAGTAAGACGTGGGGGATCATTCGGAACATATCCAGATCCTCCGTTTAATACTTTAACTGCACGAACACCAAATATTTCGTCAAATATTGGTTCGATTACAGCACCAGTTCCAGGAACAGTTCTTGTCATTTATTAACTCACAACGGTGATAGTTCCATTCATTTGTGAATGGATTGTGCATTGATAATAAAGTGTGCCAGGTGCATCCATCGGAACAGTCCAATAAAGAACTGCAGTTCCACTACCACTTTGACCAGTGGTGTATGGAGTTCCACTTAAACCTGCTGAACTCTGAATTCTAAATGGATGTGCACCACCATTAGTAGAGTTATCAAAAGCATATGTCATTCCTCTTTGAACATAGATCTGAGGATCATTCGTTACTGCAGAGAAACCAGGACCATTGAATGTAAAGTTTTGTGCGTTACCAGTAGCACCAAGTTCCCACCATGTGATAGGTGATCTAGTAGGAACCCAATTAGTTCCATTATAGAATAATGAATCACCTTGAGTAAGTCCTGACATATCAGTGTCAGTTAACGACGTTAGAGTATTTGTTAACGTTCCAGAGAAGTTCACCGTTAAAGTGTCTCCAACAACTGCAGTAGTGATATCAGTTCCACCTGCAATTGTTAATGAATCTGTTGTAGTATTTGCTGTAGTGCTACCACTGTCACCAAAGATAGTAGCGAAGAGGTTTTGAGTTGCACCTCCTGAAGTTCCCTGAATATCGTCAGCTGGAACAAACTTAGTTCCATTCCATTTTAAGACTTGGTTATTAGTTGGTGCTGCAGTAGTAATATCAACATCTGAAAGTAATCCAATACTTGAATATTCAGTTACAACCTTTGCTCTTACATCGCCCGCTCCACCTGCTGTTATATTAATGTTCACATATGGATTATCATCACCATCTACAGTAAAGAAATAACCAGTATATGTTGCTGCAGCAGGAGCAGCACTAAGAGTTGTAAACTCGTTTTTATACTGAATTTTTGTAGGAAAGTCTACTACTCCAGTAGTTCCATTAAAAGTGTTTGTAACACTTCCATTTGCAATAGTTACATTACCAGTTCCATTAGGATCTAAAGCAATATTTCCATTACTAGATGAAATAATGCTATTACTGTTTACATCTAATGCCGAGGTAAGTTGAGTATAGTCGGAGGGTAAAAACGTACTTCCGTTATATCTGAGAACTTGACCAACAGCAGGGTTTGTGACACTAACAGTCAGTGTAGTTCCATTACCAATGGCACCGTATATTTCAGTAAAGTTGTCATTGATCTTGTCACCACCAGCTCTCAGGGTATCACCTGAGTTATCATTTGCTGCTGAACCTAGACCTAGTGCTTGTTTAGCCATTACTCGCTACGATTTTTAGTTATTTATAGGATCTCTGGATCAATTACCTCTTCACCATAATCCGCAAGATTAGGTGCGACATAATCATCAGGAACAGTGGTTTCAACTGCAACGGATGGATTTTGATATCCAGATCCAGTTGCACTAAGTTCAACACCCGCAACACCAACTAGTGCACGAATATTACCCTCGAAACCAGAGATAGAGTCAACACGAACTGTTGGTCTGGAAGTGTATCCTGAACCACCACCAGTTACCTGAACATTTTTAATGAATCCAGATGTTAAAGCTGCAGTTCCAACTGCGTTCTGTCCAAATACAGATCCAAGATAATCAAAAGTAATTAGAGAGTTAGAAGATTCGATAACAGCAACTTCTCTATCTGAGGTCTCACCTTGAATATCAATAAAGTCACCAGGTTCAACTGGAGGAACGACCTCAGCAGCGTCAACGTCCGCTTCAGAACCAACATAAGAGAAGGCAACGAATGTTGAACCAAATCTAGGAACTTCAGTAAAGATAATTCTAGAACCAACAATCTCAAAACCAATACCAGGTTCTTGAATAACACCATTGAGTGAAACAATAATATTATTTTCAGGTCTAATTGTGCTTGACTGTACACCGTCAGTTAGAGTCAATGAGTAGAACACATCATTACGTTTCAAGTTAAATGATTGACTTAATGAATCAAACTCGAAACTGATATCGTCAAGTTGTCTTAGTTTACCAACATAGAATCCTGTAAAGGATGCTCCTAAATCAGGTGCCTCAGTAAACTGAATGGTATCAGAGAACGCTGTGTATGCGTTAGTTGCACCAGGTGGTTGTAGAATACCATTGATAAAGATGAGCATATGACCTGCAGGATCAGGTAGATATTGAGTTCCATTATCTGTAGTAAGTTTGAATGATGTTTGTGTTCCATCAAATCCTCTGAAGGAGCGTTTAACACGAGCTTTAACATCTTCAACGTTGATGATCGCAGCAGCATAATTATCAGGACCTTTGATGCCATCATTATCAGTAAATGTTCCAACGACTCCAGATAGATACAATCTCTTATTCAAAACAACATCTTCAATATCTTGAACTCTTGCTGCACCTGCACCTGCGTTTGTAACAACAGTCGTAACTTGAGCTTGTCCTACAGGTAACGCAGTTCCTGTTCCATAATCACCAAGAGTATTACCGATTGCAGGTGTAAATCCATCAACAGGGATAACATATAAGAAATTATTATCAAGATCTACTTCAGCAATAATTACATAATTAGATTGCTGTTGTCCTGCAATAATTGAATATAGTCTATTACCTTCAGTAAATGAATTCAAGTTATTAAGAACATTAATACCAAGACGAACATTACCTGTAGAAGCAATTAAATCACCAACCTTAATATCTAAACCTGCATGTTTCTTAACATCAAGGAACTTTCTAGAAGTCTGAGGATATACGACTGCAGTAGTTTCAAATGTTCCAGTTAAACTTGCAGTGTCAACTGTTAACGTACCTCCAGTATTGTCTGTAACTGCTGCATTGTTTATATTAAATCCTGTTGGAGTTGCAGTCTGACCACTTGTATATCCTTTGAAAGGAACATTGTTATTAAATGTTCCTTGAAGATCAATAATATGAACACGATCTTCAATAGCACTAATTTGAGCAGTAGTAGAGTTTGCAGCACCAACTACGTTGTCAGTAACTGCCCAAGGACCTGCGGTTACCCGAACATCAAGATACTTATAGTTTTCATCTTCGTAGAAACCGTATACAACACCAGTAACAGAAGGAGCACCCTGTTTAGCAACAGTCTCACCCATTGTGTAAGGTCCATCAGTGATGTTACCATCAATTCTAAATCTCTTGTATACTTGAACTACTTCACCAGTATTTTCTGTAACAGTCTCAACCTCAGCTGAAGCATCACTAAGTAAACCATAGAAGTAATCAGCAGGTTTAACACCACCACTAATTCCTACAGGAACTTCTGGATTACCATACTTAATTGTAGGAACAGTGATTGCATTACTATTAGTAACAGTGGTATAGTAAGTTGACTGTGCTAACTGGTTTCTAATGATGTTTAGATGATAACGAATAAATCTCTGAATTGTAGACTTATTATAATCTGAGGCAAGAGCAGAATCATAGAACGCATAGAATGCTGCATTTGTAGAAGGTGATGTTAGAGTATTATCAAGTGCTTGACCCATAAAGGTTTCAAGATTATTCAAGAGATATGTCTTAATATTATAGTCAGCATTTGCATAGAATAATTGACCAGATGCTGCAGTATAAGGATCAAGTGCACCACTATTAAGTTTATGACCCCAAACAAATATTCCATTAGTTCCATTACCCGCATGAACTAGTGCACCATTTGCACCTCTTACATAAACTTGTGTACGAAGTTGAGCGAATCCAAATCCAAATGTTGTTGTAATGTAAGCACGATACCATCCATTTCCATGAGGAATAACTCCAAAGGCATCTACAGTTATAGCAACATCAGGTGTAAAGATAGAACCCTTAGTTCCATTTGTTAAATCAAGATCAAAAAATGCTCTTTGACGTGTTGCAAGATCATCATCAAGTGCTAGGTATATACGAGTCTTATCATATCCACCTGCCTTAACAAAAATAGAATATGTGAA